TGATGACGCTCTGAAAAAATTTGCACCTAGAGAAATACAGAAGAAGTTATTCAATAAAAAAAGAACTTTCGAGAACCTTGACTTATCAAGTAATGATCTTGGTGGTGATGGCACTAATATTGCTCTTGCACCAACAAATAATATATTCCTTATAAATCAAGCACCATCTAATCAAGTCAACATAGTTGAGGATACAAATGATATTGCTATGAATGGCGGAACTGACAATAGTTTTGCATCTTTGAATAAATATCTTGAATTCACCTCTGTTGCATTTACGACATGAATAAAAATGTGCTATGGACTAAAGGGCATGTCATCAAGGAATTCAAGGTGTTCCCTGATGATAGAGGTGGAGACTATGTTGATGTAGGTTTGCAACTAAGTTACATCAAATACTATGAAGATGTTATAGACCCATCATTACATGTCGAAATTAGTGTAATAGATGCTTTAGGAATAATCAATAAATTACCAATAAGAAGTGGATCAGCAGTCAGATTGAGGTATCAACACCCTAGTCAAGATGAAGAGGTGGAACTTGAATTAGTCATATCAAATATATTTGGTCACACCATTGACCAAAAAAGAGAAATTTATACTCTGACGTGTGAAACGACTACAGCATTATCAAATGAGACCACAAGAGTTATAAAAAAATATAAAGGATCTATTTCTGATACAGTCAAGGAATTAGTAAAATTAATTGGTGCAGAGGTCACAGTGGATGAGACCGCTAATAAAAGTGAATTTTTTGGAAATTTTAGAAGACCATTCAAGTGTATAGCAGATCTATGTAAAAAATCAATACCTACCACATTTTCAAAAGGTGGTGCAAATTCTGGAACTGCTGGATTTTTATTCTATGAGACTCTTGATGGATATCAATTCAAGAGTATTGATAAATTGTTTGCAGGTGAACCAATTGAAGATGAATATGTAATGACACCAGTCAAGGTACATGTTGACCCAGAAAATAATTTTTTTGTGGCAAGCGAACCAAATTTCAAGGAGAGTCATGATATTGTGAAAAAATTGAGAGCAGGTTCATATAGTACAGCGAATTGGTATTACGATGTTATAACAAGAAAAGTTGAGTTTTACAATTTCAAGTATAATAAGAGTGTAGAGAAAGCGAATGATGAGGACGTGACACCTAAAGATTACAGAGATTTTTACTCTAGAATTATTTTAGGCACAATTGATCAGGGAACCACTAGCACACCAGCAGAGGGTTCAGAATTAGCAACACCACAGGATCAAGCACGAACACAGGCACAAGCATCAGCAAGATACTCTGCCTTATTCTCACAAATGCTTGACATTACAGTTCCTATGAATCTTTCATTGAGAGCAGGGATGATGCTCAAGATCAGATTTCCTAACATAAATACTGATAGGAGTATTCCTAAAAACTCACCTGAGAGTGGCAATTATATGATTGCCAGATTATCTCATGAATTGGGAAACACAGATGGTGACTTTACTGGACTTACTCTCGTTAGAGATTCATTTACCACACACGAGTAACATGAAAACAATCGAAGATCACATACAGCATGACAAAGAACTTCTTGCTGATCCTAAAACCTCAGAATCCATGAGGAGACATACTCTGGATGAGTTACATGAACTTGAGGAGTATGTAGATCATCATCATGATGAAATTGAAGCAGGTGATCATCACGATCCAAATGCTTTAGAATTATTCTGTGACATGCACCCTGATGAACCTGAGTGCTTAATGTACGATGACTAATGCTTGAGACAAGACACTCAAATACAGAATTCCTTGGTAAGGATGGTTTTCAGTGGTTTATTGCACAGGTTGCACCTGATAAAGCATGGAGAACTGAAGACAATCAATCCTTTAATAATGGTTTTAGAGCAAAGATAAGGATTCTAGGATATCACCCTCATCAAAATGAAAAAGAGGGAGGTATCTCAGATGAAAATTTACCTTGGGCACACTTCTTAGTTGCACCTCAATTTGGTGCAGGTAATAATAACACAGGCACCTCATTTGCATTACAAGGTGGTGAGATGGTGGTTGGTTTCTTTCTTGATGGAGAAGAGGCACAACAACCTGTGGTCATTGGTGCATTTTTTGCAAATTATAATATTGAAGATATAGTATCATATAATGAAGCTCTGAAGAAAGGAACCACTGGTTTTGGTGCACTATCATTTGATCATTTATTGAACAATGCTGATGGTAACTCACTAATAAATGATGTAAAACCCAAAACCTCTGGAGTTATAATTGACAGTGATGGGTATGTGCCAGACAATAATAAGACAAAGACAAAAACAAAACTAAAAGCAAACGATAATGTTACTAAAAAAGTAAGACTTTCATCTGCTGAGTGTGAAGATGCAAAGCAAAAAATGAGTAATATCTCAAAAGCTCTGCAAGAAATTTTTGAATTTTTCTCAAAGTTGACACCTTTCTCTGGTGGATTTATTGATCCTGTTTTGGGTAAAATTATTGATTTTGATAAAGAGTTGGATAAAGCGGTAAGAGAAATTTCAGGTGCCATGGCAGGGTTGATAAGAGGAGTAAGGTATAAAGCATTTGATGAAATCAATAAAAAAATAAACGAGAAATTAGATTTTTTATCACCCACTTGGCTTACAGATAGTATAAAGGCAAAAAAACTCAAGGATGGTTTTTATTGTGCTATTGAAAATGTTCTAAAAGGGTTGCAAAATTTTATCAAAAAATTCTTGAAAGAACTGTTTGGTAAGGTTGTAAACATCCCCTTATGTGCAGCAGAGCAATTTTTAGGAGGATTGATAGCAGGTATAACGGATAAAATTCAATCGGCAATAGCACCTATTCTTGGTGCTTTGAGTGCTTTTACAGGTAAAGCGATGCCAAGTTTTTCAGGTTTAATGGCAGATGCTTTAGGACGTGTAAGTGCAGCGAAAAAATTATTTGATTGTACAGGTGGTAAGTGTGACGATGCATTTGATTTTATATTGAATTCAGGTCCTGATCCAAAAAGTGTCTTGAAATTAGATAATATCCTCAGTAGATTTCATACTCTCAATGGCAGTGGTCTACCTAATCTTTTAGATGATCTTGTAGACTTATCATTTCCAAATCAAGCAAAGATAGGCGACACCACTGGATCTCCAAGTGGTTCATCACCGTTAGCAGGTTTGGTAGATGGTTGTAATGTTTCATCCAAACAATGTTATCCTCCTAGAGTGGTGATATTTGGTGGTGGAGGTATTGGTGCAGCAGCTGATGCAGTGGTCAACGAGATAGGAGAGGTAATAGGTGTAAGAATGCAAGACACAGGTGTAGGATATCTTGAACCTCCTTTTGTATCAATTGTTGATGATTGTGATATTGGTAGAGGTGCCACTGCAGAAGCAATTGTCGAAGATGGTGAGGTAATAAACATTATCATATCTAATGGAGGTTCAAATTATTTGGGTGGTGAACAAACTGCAGACACCGTGGGTGTAGATGTCATAGGAGAAGTTGATGGTGTGAGAGTGATTTCGACTGGTGCAGGGTACCAAGAAGGTGATCTCATTGTGAGTGATAGTGGACAAACATTGACACCTGTGATTGAAGATGGTAGAATAGTCGGTGGATATGGCAAAGTTGATCAAGGTTTATCAGAAATACCTGCATTTACAATTCAAAGCGAGACTGGATTTGGTGCAGATGTTATACCTATAACTAGATTTGTCAAGCGTGAGGCATACACTGATCCTATTGTACCTCAAGCTAAAATTATAACTGTAATCAGTTGTCCTAGATTTTACTAATGGCAAAAGAGAAAAAGGATAAAAGTAAAATACCTCCCATTATTATAAACCACAATGAGAGTGGTCACATAATCATGGGGGCAGAGGGGAAAGACTCCAAAAGACCAAGAGATATAGGTTTATATGCGAGCAAATCAGATAATCATCTGAGACTTTTCAGAGACGGTGGTTTTGAATTGCAATCGAGTGCATCTGCTGATCCTAAAGATGGTAAACGAAATCAGAAAGAGGGTTCTCAAATTATACAATCTTGCACTGATGCTCCTCTCACTATCAAATCTGAAGGTGACATACAAATTGTTTGTGCTAAGACATTTTCTGTAAGAGCAGAGCGTATTCAACTTACATCATTTGCGGATGATGGAGTAGGTGTGAATGTGAATGCAGAGAGTGACATAAGAATATCATCTGGTAGAGACTATATTGTAACTGCAGAAAACGTCACGCATGATGCTAAAGAAAGAATATTGTCACACTCTGAGGGATGGACTATACTAATAGGACAGTGTATTAGATTACATGAACCAATTACAAAGATATGCCCTGCATTCATGAGAGAATATATAGATGGACAAATTAAAAATCTAAAGGGTTAGTATGGCAGAGATGAGAGACCTTTCTACAGGGAAGGTTTACATAGGACCTGAGTTTCCAAGAAAACAAGATCAATCAAAAGAAACTTTAGATGGTGACAAAGAATTTGAGGGTACACTTGCAGCAGTAGGACCTGTGTTTCTTGGTGAGCATAGTGATGTTGCCTTTGGTAATGTGAACATAGGAACTTCTCAATTTGGTTTTACAAATTTTAAACCTGCGGTAAAAGGTTTAGCTCTTAGTGTAGAGGGTGATGTTGAGATTGCACAAGATCCTTCTGGAGATAATTTTCCAAACGCTGTAGTCATACAGGGTGATGTATTGATAAATGGTAAAGTTGATTGTGGTAATAAAGGAAAACTTGCACAAAGATTTAGTACTGCTGATGCACTTGGTAAATCTTTTGATATAAAACATCCTACCAAAGAAGGATATAGATTAAGATATGCATGTATTGAGGGTCCTGAAGTAGCAGTATATCACAGAGGTAGGTGTGTAGGCACGGAGATAGTTCTACCAGAGTATTGGAAAAACTTGGTGTATGAAGATAGTATTACTGTACAAATTACACCAATAGGTAAACAAGAAGACATATATGTCAAGTCCTTTGATAGTGAGAAAGTAGTGTTGGAATCTGATTCAGACATAGATTGTTTTTATATGATTGTTGGTGAAAGGAACGACATCAATCCACTTATCGTGGAGTATGAGGGTGATACATGGGAGGATTACCCTGACCCTAACCTTAAACTAGCATTTGATGATGAGGAAAGAAACATAAAAGATCCTAACTACGATACTGGTCAAAATACCAAAACTGTTATATAATAAAAATAAAACTATGGAAACTTGCGGAATCGTCAGAGTTGACGGAGTAATTGAATTACCTGATTACATGGTAGGAAACATAGATCCTGAGACTATCTGTGTAAACGTGACACCTATCGGTGTGTATCAAAATCTATTTGTGCAAGCAATAGAGTACGGGGCTAAGGTCATCATCAGAAATGCTTCTGGTGGATCAATCAATGCATACTATCATATCCATGCAAAAGAAAAATCAATCACGTCTTAGATTTGACTTTGAATCTCGTTGTGCTATACTAAATAAAACTTCAAACACTATGTTTACCGAACAATACGTTGACCGCCTCGAAATTTCACTGTCTGGCAGATGGTTTAGAATTTATGGTTCTGATGCCGAAATCAAAAAAATAGAGTGTGACGATGTTGATCAGTTTATGAGAGTTTTAGAAGTTGCTAAAGTAGCAGAGGAGATTGATGACACAATCAAGGTGGTCTATGTCTAAAGTAAAATTACCATTATCAGATATCAAGTTTCATGACGTTCCAGTTGTAGGTCAATTCTACACTAAGAATGAAGTTGATAAGTTGATAAAGGATGCAGTAGATGAAGCGAGACGAATAGATGAAGAATCTATGGCAAAACATAATCGTGACGCTACAATCATTAGTATGATACTTGGTTTTACTACACTTGCGTTGTTTGTTGATGGATTATTAAGACTCTTAGGCATCACTCCTCCATTTATGGACATTGATATAAACATCATAGATAAGATAGTTGAGAAAGTTGAATCCGACATAGTACCATTAGTGCAGAGAATACCACGAATCTGATAGGGTATAAATAAGTTGAAGGAATGGTGTCAGAAGGTAGGTAATGCCACTTA